CCCTGGCCCCACCGTCGCACCCGGCGGTGGAGGTGGCGGCGGCGGATTTGGCTGGTTTCCAGCTCCCTCAATTCCAGGTCCTGTAGCTGTAACAGTTGGTCTAGGTGGTGCAGGTGCCGCTGCTCCTCGATTTACTATAAACCCCGGCAACCCGGGTGGTACAACCTCATTTGGGAGTCTCATAACTGCCACAGGCGCCGCCGGGCCCGCTGGCGGTAGTGTTACACCAAGTCCTACTAACATTGGTGCTACAGGGTTTCCAGCTGGCACGGGTGGTACTTCCGGTGGTGCATCGTGGGGGAATTGGGGGGTTGGAGGTGGCACAGTGGGAGCACCTCCCGCCACCGCTGGAATTCCAGCTACAGGATTTGGTTCCGGAGGAGGTGGGGCTGCAAGCGCCACCTCCCCAGTTAGTGGTGGAAATGGAACACCTGGTTTTGCAATTGTAGAGGAGTTTTATTGATGAAGCAAGCATTAATTTCACCAGGTGAGCTTAGAGAAACAGGCTTTAGGGTCGCTCAGGTTGAGCAGCAATCATTTCCTGTTGCACTTCCTTTGTTTTGGGTAAAATGTACAGATGATATCATTCCAGATAAATTCTGGTACGATCCCTCAAACGGAACTATCAAACCAATTCCTGTGCCTGTTGTTCCAGATCCAGTTCCAGAAACTTCTGTAGACAATTAACCTGTATCCAGTTGCTCATGATTAAAATAAAAAAGGTACACGATAAATGCCAATAATAGTTAACGCAAACACAGGAATCACAGCACCGGCTCTTTCAGCAAATGCAGTAACAGTAGGATCTCAGGGTTTAACATTCAGCGATGCAACCATTCAAACAACTGCATCAATTCCTTCAGTTCCTCAGATACAGGTATTTACTGAACCGGGTACGTTCAGTATTCCTCCTACTACAACGAGAGTCAAGGTGACAGTAATTGGTGGTGGTGCTGGGTCGCCTGCATGGAATACTACTGGTACTGGTTATAGTGGACCGGCTGGCGCATCTGGTGGGACTTCATCATTCGGATCTTACGCTACCTCAACCGGCGGCACAGTTTCAGCTAGAGGAGCTGCACCGGGATCTACTTTGAGCGATGTGTTTGCTAGTAAATATGGTTCTGGTGGTAAGCTTGCGCATATAGTCCCGGCTAGTGGTTCTCCCACTCAATTTCTTGAAGATAGTCTTTACGACGGATCAAACGCAGGTGGAGTTGGTGTTACGGTACTCAATGCTCCGTTTCCAGTAACATCGGTTCCTGTCACTGTAGGGGCTGGTGGTGGTGGCGGAGGTGGAACCGGTACATTTGTAGTAGGACAAGCAGCTAGCGGCATCAATGGAGGAGCCGGTGGAAGAGGGTTCAACCCACCAAATATAGGTGGCCAGTCAGGTGGTGGAGGTGGCGGTGCTGCTGGACTCACTGCTCCCTATCAAGGAACTGGTGGGACTGGCGGACAAGGCGGAGCTGGGTCACCCCCAGGGACAGCTGGGCAGCCGGGTGCTGGACCATTCAACAGGTTCCATGGTGGTGGCAAGGGTGGCGCAGGTGGTAATATAGGTGAAGGTACTCCCTTTAATTCTACAGGCGGCGGGGGTGGCTTTCAAGGTATTGTTATTGTAGAGTATTAAATTATGATAGTTTAATGATTTTCATTAGTTGAAACAAACATACTTTCTAATATATAATTATGGTTGCAATCGGCAACAGTTTTTAAGGAAACAAAATGAAACAATGGTCTACACCAGCAGCAAGCGATATGAGATTTGGGTTCGAAATTACCATGTACATTGCTAGCAGATAAATAATACAAGGTTTTGGTTGGTTTCCCGCATAGCGAATAACCAGCCACTCACACACAACACAGGAGACAATATGTCAAACATGACCCCTTTCGAGATAAGGCTCGAATTACTCAAAATGGCAAAGGATATGCTAACCGATTCTTACTTTTCAGAAAAGAGTCGACTTAGTGAGGACTGGCACGTAAAGGTTGATTCAGCCAAGCTGAACGGACAATCTATCCCAGAGCATCCAAACTATCCACCATACCCCACAGAGCACGATATCATCAGCAAGGCACAGACCTTGAACGGATTCGTCTCTAACCTCCCTTCGGAGACAAAGCACACATCTCACACTTCTGCCAAGAAGTAATCTGATCGTGCAGAGGGCATCTTGCCTTCTACAAATAAGGAGAACTAATGGTACGCGCAATCAATATTGCATTGAAAGTATTACTGCTTTCAATCACACTAATTTTAATCGCTAAATTTACATCTAGTAAAATAGAACAGTACAAACAGGATCGGGATTTCAATAGTCCTATCTCTATGGCTGAGAGGGAAAGACAACTAACCTGTCTTGCCAAGAACATTTACTTCGAAGCTGCATCGGAACCTTTTGAAGGCAAGGTTGCTGTTGCACAGGTAACAATAAATAGATCCGAATCTGGCAAGTATCCATCTGATATCTGCGATGTTGTCTACCAAAAGAATGTAGTGTATGGTAAGGTGATATGTCAGTTCTCTTGGTATTGCGAAAGTGGACCAACAGTAAGACATAACGGTGCATACAAAGAATCAATGGAAGTTGCAAAGAAAGTATTGTTAGAAGACTTCAGACTACCTTCTTTAAAGAAAGCATACTTCTATCATGCTGACTATGTTAATCCTAACTGGAAGCTTCCTAAGATAACTCAAATCGGTCGTCATATATTCTACGGACAAAAAAATGGATAAATTAAATAAATTTAAGCAAGTAGTGATTGAATTCTTTGATGGGTTTTCTAAGACATCTGCCGATACACTAGCATGGATCAGTGTTATTTGTATCATTGCTTCTACGATACCTGGATTCTTTGCTGTAATGGCGCATGTAACGGACCGTATGCCGCCGTTAGACGTTACTCTTATGGTATGGACAGGGTTGTTGTTATACTTCGTTAGATCCGCTATAATCAAGGATATGCTGATGGTTGTTACTATTGGTCTAGGTTTTGCTATTCAAGCTATTTTGCTTGGTTTGATCTTCTTCGTATAATATGATTCAAGACCTAAGTTTTGTCAGTATCGTGGAATTCACAAAAGAGATTGAAAAGCTGGTACTTACCAGAAAGATGGAGTACATTGATGCTGTCATCTACTTCTGTGAGCAAAAGGGACTCGATGTGGAAACTGCTGCATCATTAATCAGAAACAACTCTAAGCTGAAAGCATCGATTCAACTAGAAGCCGAGAAGCTCAACTATCTTCCAAAGACTACACAATTGCCCCTATGACAGATTACGAAGCGTACAAAGTTTACTGCGCTCTCAAAAGACACTTTCAATCAACAACATACGACTATTTCAAGTATAACGGTAAGGTACGAGCATCTTACGCTACTTTTGAAAAACGGTCAGATAAATACTTCTTCTCTAAGCTGGCTAAGCACAAGGACATCGTTGGATTCCTTGTTGCTAACTTTGTCAATGGTGATAGATGGGTTGGTGATTTGGTAAACGAGCAAGTCGCAGAAAAAGCATATAGAGACTGGTTAATGAGAAGGCAGTCAATGTCCTATGTCTTTAAAAATGATTTAGACAAGATTGATAACCTGATTGAATCGCTGAAGGTAACGGATAACCAACATCCGATCCTTTTTAAGAAATATCTCTCCAAAGAGATAAGTGCTGAGACATTAATCACAATTAATAAGATACAACGGTTCTTTGGATACTGGACAAAGAATTTGAAGAGCTGTATTGTATGGCAAGAGGAGAAAAATAAGTTGCAAAAACTTGCTCCATTTGTCGAGTTCGATGATAAATATAAAGGTATACTGATTGATCACTTTAAGCGTTGACTTAATTTGTCGGTTGGCATATAATTATATTATGCAGAAGGTGGATAAACTAATATACATTTACATACGTTTTATACAAGGAGTACACTATGTCATTTTCTAATCTCAAAAAGTCTTCAAAGACTAGTCTCGAGAAAATCACCCAGCAAGTAAACAAACTCGCCACACCGGAAGGTGGAGCACGCGAGAATGATAATCGCTTTTGGCAACCAGAAGTAGATAAGTCCGGTAACGGCTTTGCTGTGATTCGTTTCCTACCAGCACCAGACGGCGAGGATGTTCCATTCGTTCGTTTATTCGATCATGGATTCCAAGGTCCTACTGGCAAATGGTATATCGAAAAGTCGCTTACCACTTTAGGTAGGCAAGATCCTGTTTCTGAATACAATAGCCAACTATGGGCTACTGGTATTGAGGCAAACAAGGAACAAGTACGCAAGCAAAAGCGTAAACTGAACTTCATTAGTAACATCATGGTTATTAGTGATAAGGCACATCCAGAGAACGAAGGTAAAGTCTTTTTGTTTAAGTACGGAAAGAAAATCTTTGATAAGCTGAATGCTGCAATGAACCCAGAATTCGAGGATGAGAATCCTGTTAACCCATTTGATCTTTGGGCTGGTGCAAACTTCAAGCTGAAGATCCGTAAGGTTGAAGGATACCGTAACTACGACAAGTCTGAATTCGATAAACCAGAGCCACTGAGCGACGATGATAGCGAACTGGAAAAGATTTGGAAGTCAGAGCATTCACTGAGTGAATTCCTGAAAGAAGAACACTTCAAGCCTTATGAGGAATTGAAGGTTAAGCTGTACCGTGTCCTGGCATTGGATGGAAGCAATCAAGTCAGTGGACAGAACGCATCGTTTGCTAATCTAGACGAGGATGAAGGTCATGAAGCACCAAAGCCTCTGAAGACATTGAAAGCTGCTTCACCAGCAAAGGATTCAGCACCGTGGGATTCTGATGGTGATGAGGATATTGATCAGTTCAAAGCACTGTTGAACGATTAAAAAGGAAAGGGCC